TCTAGATGTTCGTGTTTTACTTATTAAGCAGCTTCGTTTCCGAAGTCTTCAATAATTTCGCCACTCTTATCTAAGATAACTATTGGTTGTGCAATAGGGTCATTAATAATTGTTCCTCTTACGAAGTAGTCTGGATTTACAACTACTTTACCATATGAAGTTGTGTAACCTTTTCTTGCTAAGAAGTCATCTAGCATTACTGTTGGTGTTGCAACTACAGGGATGTAAGGAGCAAATACGATACCCGCATCTAAATTATCTGTGCTAGACTTATAAATAACAGCCCAGTCATTTGCATCTAATTCAGGTACTGCAATAACCTTAATATCTTTAAGTGTACCAATTACTTTTCCGCCACCTAATTGTGAACCATAGTTTTCACCTTTGAAAGCTGGTAATGTTTCAACGATTGTTTGTGCATTGATACCTACAAGCAATACGTTACCACGAGCTCTCTTAGATTTAGCAAAGATTCTATTAGAAGCATGGATTACAGCGTCTAAGAATGAAAGTTTATGGAATTCATATAAGCCTTGAGCTACGCCTGCAGCTTTATTCCATTTAACTAATTCTGGCGCTCTATTCATAATTTCAAATACAAAGTCTAAGTCAGTTTCTCTCTTTAACTGATACATAGCTTGCTCAGCTAATGTTTCTTCTAAAGTTTTACCAAATTGTGCTTCAAAACCGAAACCAGCTTGGAATGAGTACTGTGTCTTAATTGTTCTAGCTTTTGCTGTTACATCAATTGTAGCAACGTTAGCATTTAATTCAGGTGTTTCTGTTGGAGCATACTTATTATCATACTCATATACTACGTGAGTGATGTCAGTAGCACCTGTACCTGAAAGTTCTACTTTAATTTTACCAGAACCTACTGTAATAGCACCTGTAATAGTGTTTGCGTTATATGTAAATGTGAACGCTGTGTCACTACTATATACTACATCAAAACCTTTTACTCTTACAGACCTTGCAATGTATGGTCCCCATAAGTCAACTTCTGTACCCACTGCAATAGACACTTCATTTGATGTGTATTCAGGGTCAGTGTTAACTTTGAAAGGGTCAAGTAATACGTCACCAGCAGTGACTTTACCTTTTGTACTTCCTGCAATTGATTGGTAGTAGAAAATTACAGACCTTTCTTTATCCATTGGTTGCACTGATGCAATGTCGTGAACGATTAAGTGTGGATGATATCCAAAGAAGATATCAAAATATGTTTTCATTAAGCCTACGCCAGCAGCGTTCATTGTTGCGCCTGCTACGTTTGGACCTGCTTGTGTTGCTTCGCTATACATAGCTTTTGTTGCCTTCTCTATATTTTCGACTAGCGTTTTATACTGTCTACGTTTCTCTTCAGACATTCCAGCTGTTTTTCTTCTAAACATTTCGTTTAGTGTTTCTCCTCTAAAGTTTCTTCTTTCATTAATTACGAAAGGTGTATCTTGATTAGAGTGAGATGGCACTGGTCGCCTTACTGCTTTTCGAGCCGGCGCTGTTTTGTTTTCTGTTTTTGCTTTAGCAGTTTGTCTTTTTTTAATTTCTGCTAAAATTTGTTCTCTTGTAATAGCCATTGTTTCCTCCTGTTTTATTTTATTTTTTTAACTGGTCCTCAACTATAAACTATTACTTGTTTTATTTTTGTCTTTAGATTTGTTTATGCTAAAGTTGTTTATTATAAATTTGTTTCGCTTAAATATGCTAATAACTCTTCATCAGTTAATTCAGACAAGTCTTCTGGTTCATCTGCAGGTATTTCTTCCTCAGCAACTTCTTCAGCCTCGTCTTCAGCAACTTCTTCAGCCTCGTCTTCAGCAACTTCTTCCTCGTCTGTTTCTTCGTCATCAAGTTCTTCAAACTCAATGTCATCATCTACAGGGAATAATTCTGCTCTTAAACTTGCAATTTCTTCTCTTACAGTTAGTATTAAGCCTGCTACAGCCGAGAGTGTCCATTCAACGTCGTCTTCAGCTTCAGCAATTTCTTCAGCTTCAGCAACCTCTATCTCTTCCTCTTCTTCGTTAACTTCTTCTTCAGCAACCTCTGCTTCTGTTTCTTCTATCTCTTCCTCAGTATATTCATTTATTACTTTGTCTAAGTCTGTTGCTTCTGTTCTTTTTTTAGCCATATTTTTTGCCTCCGCTCTGCTTCTAGTAAATAGCTCTAATTCTGCTCTTAATGCGTTTATATCCTTTTGTACACTGTTAGCAATGCTATCTTTATTCTTGTTTGGATATTTATTTCTAAATTCTTCATCTTCCATCTTATCTAAGGCGTGCAGAACATTTTGTAATCTATTAATTTCATCTTTTAATGTTTGTATATACTTTTTTCTTTCAGTATCTACAAGACTAGACTCTTTAAATGTCTCTTTATTTACCTTAAGCTTCTTGTTTTCAAGAACACTGTTGTTAGGTCTAGCGCCTAAGCCTAAGTTATTACCTACAACATCTGGAAGCCATCTACCCCCAACTTGCTCTGCTAATATATCACCGTAGTCTTTTACTGCTACAATGTTTAAGTCGTCAGGATAGGCGTTGCTTCCTTCTAAGTTATATATCTGATTAAACTGGTAGCCAGAGAATATATAAACTTTTGGATATACGTCTATGTCCTCTGCTTCGTTAAACTGGTTTATCAGCTCTTGAGCATATGCTATAGACTCATCATCAATACCTTCAAATGTAATAGCCCAAGCTTGTCTAAGTTCTTCTAATACTGCTGCTACTTCATCCAGATAGTCGTTCGCATCTCTATAATCCCAGATGTATGCGTCATCGTTTCTAATAATGTCATATTCTCTATCTTCAAAAAGTTTTGCATAGTCTTTATATACTTGAGCATTCATTTTATCTTTGTCAGCTAATTTTCTAAGGGCTTCATACAGAGGTCTTCTCGCTTTTCTAGACTCTGTAAGTGTGGCCCTATTTCCAAAAGAAGGCTCATAAACAAAGTCTATTGATAATATTTCAAAGTTGTCTGGGAGTATTCTTTCGTAAACCCCAGTTGCTTCTCTTCGTTCCTCTGAATCTCCTAAAGCTCTAATAGAAACTCCAAAGAAATCTCCACCACCTACTTCTTTAGCGTAGTCTAGGTGGGTTTTTAAGATATTACCAGCAGGTGTATTTAAGATGTCTACTTTACCGTTCCAGCTGTTACCCTCTTTGGTAAGTTCTCTCCAAGAGATAGCGTTAGACTCTAATCTTACTTCAGGACTATTTCCGTCAGCTGGGTGGTCTAAACTTCCCATTAACTTAGCTGGTATTAGTTTACCATTTTCATCAAAGAATCTTCCACCACGCCCAAAGGCATAAGGTGATTCTAATGTTTCTGTAGGGTATAAAGTGTTATTCTTAGAGATTGTGTTCTCTGTGATAACATCTTTTACAGTGAATGTTCCTAAGATAGGCCCTACTTTATTAGAAGGTTGATAAGACTCTAAAATTGTTTTTGTATCTATTTTTCTTTTTTCTACTAATTTTCTGCTCATACAAAGTACCCCTTTTCTAAAAATTCATAAGAATATCCGCCGTGTCTTACTAAGTCGTTAAGTTCAGTTAAACTTACTAAAACAGCACCAATTATCTCATCTACCTTGCCAAACTCTTTAAGGTCATCGAAAAGTAGTTGCCAATCAGTTTCTTCAGCTACTTGCCACATTGCTTCTTCCTGAGATAGGTTGCTTGCAGCTACCCAGCCGTTTCTCATCCAATAATCCCTTAATTGTTGTGGGTCTCTTATGTCTTCAAAGTAGTCAAAGAATCTTTCATTTATACGTTCTTGTATCATTTCATCTTCGTAGTAAAACCCTTCTCCTTCTAAAGCTTCGTCTATAGAGCCGTATATGTCTATCAACTCATCCCTTACTCTGTCAACAAGCTCGTCATAGCTTTCTAGGTCTGATATTAAAATACCAAAGTATTCATTCATAGTTATTTCTCCTCTAATTTTTTAACAGAAAAAGCTCTAAGTTTGTCTGGAGCTAGCTCTGTATAGATAAACTCTACATTGTCTCCCGGCGTTAATTCTTTTTTGCCTTCTGTTATAATTTGTGTAAAGTGGAAGTATATATCTCTTTCAGGTTCTTCTATGGTGAATAAAAATCCATAGCCAGTTTCCTCATTAAAAGACTTTACTACTCCTACTGTTTGTATGAAAACATTTCCTTTACTATTTATTAACTCTTTTTTACTCATTCTTACCTATCCTTAACATTTATTTATATTTAGTATATATAATATACCTTATCACTTTATAATATACTTATAGAATGTTTTATTATTACCAATAATGTAGCATGTTATTTAGGGTATCTTATTGCTCTCTTATGCCTTCTATATTTATAGGAAGGGTTATACTCTATTGGTTTCCCTTTCTTAACTCTATAATAAGTGTTTACAAGACTTACAAAGCCTAGCTCTTTAATATCTTGATAACTTAATCTATAATACTTTTTATTATGAACCCAAGTTCCACTGTCAAGATATCTTATACAGTTGATGTAGTATTTATCTAACCATTTAACTGTTTCTACTGTGTTTATGTTTGTGAAGTACCATAAAGACCAGTTTGTTGAGTCTTCTAAGTCTGTGTAAAGTTTTTCGTTGATGCCACCTATATAATCTTTGATTGCTATTTCTATTGGTACGTTGTTTACTCTAGCCCATTTTTGATACCATCTAGCTCTTCTTTTCATTCTAGACTTCATCTTAGCTTTAGCTTCATCTGAGATGTCGATTTTTTTACCTTTATATTTGAAACCTAAGAATGTTATCCCTGTTTGTATATTAAAAATTTCTTCTTTTTTAGGGTTTAGATTTATGTTAAGCTTGGCTAGTTCTTCTTTGAAGTATTCTAATGCTTCAGTTCCTACTATTAAAGTATCATCTGCATACCTTAAATACTTATACTTTCTTTTTGCCATCTTTATATCTAACTCGTGCATATAGACATTTGCTAGTATACCGGAAATTGGGGTTCCTGCCATAACACCTTTAGTTTCCATTTTAAGAGGTTTGTTTTTATAAAGTACATTCTCATCTCTTAAAAGTGTCATAATGAATTCTACAAGCCCTAAATCGTCTTTAAAGAACTCTTTTAGCTTAGGTTCTAGTATGTTTAAGTCTATCTGGTTAAAATAATCAGTGAAGTCGTTCTTATATATAATATCTTTTTTTGTTAATTTAAAACTCTTTAATCTTGCAAAGGCAGTCTTAGGACCTCGCCCCCAAGTGTAAGCTAAGGAGTTATTTGCGAAGTTGTCGTTATACTTTAGCAATAAGTAGTAGGCCATAGCTTTTAGTATTATATTATAGTCTGTATCATATATAAAAACATTTCTTGTTTTCTTTGTATTGTATCTAGGTATTTTCACATACTTAGGAATTGGCCATTCTTTAAAGAATTCTTCTGTGTAGTTCTCATATAATTTCTTTTCAA